TCAGCTAAACAGCAAGCAAATCTGGGATGTACAAATTGCAGAGTTTATTCTGTCTAACCAAACCAACAGATTCCCCAGCCTGAATGAGACTTGTGAGCGTTACGGGCTAGAAACTAAACTGGATGTAGTTAAGACAGAATACTGGGACAAAGGAATAGACACAGACAAGATACCGTGGGACGTGCTGGAAAATTATGCGACTAGAGATGCCGAGCTAACACTTGCTTGTTACCATGCACAACGAAAGCTTATGACTCCTGCCCAGATGAAGCTGTGCTACCTCATGTGTCAGGATTTACAGATACTACAAGAGATGGAAGCCAACGGCATTCCGTTCGATGAAACCCTATGCGAAACTCGAGCAAAGGAGGTTGATGACAAAATATCAGAGATTAAGGGAAAACTCGCCGCTATCTATCCTACCGTTCCTATTAATTTTGCCAGTAATGACCATCTTTCTGCCTTTCTTTATGGCGGAACTGTTAAGGAAGACAGTAAGGAACACATTGGCTTTTTTAAATCTGGGGCCAAAGCGGGTCAACCCAAGTACAAAAACATAATTATTGAACATAAACTGCCACGACTATATACCCCTCTTAAAGGCAGTGAAATGGCTAAGGAAGGCAACTATGCTGTAGACGAATCTACACTTAGAAAGCTACGAGGAAACAAGAAAATTGTAGACATGATTCTTGAGCTGGGCAAATTGCAGAAGCTCAATGGAACCTACTACAAGGGTCTTGTGGAACTACGAAACGAAATGCACTGGGAACCAGGGGTCTTGCATGGACAATTTAACCAAACAACAGCACAAACAGGTCGGCTATCAAGTTCTAAACCAAATCTCCAAAACTTTGCTAGCGAACTCCAAGACATCTTTATCTCCAAATACCATGACTGAAGAAACAATTACCATCCCTTTGTCCGAATACCAAGAACTCCTTAAAGAGTCTGCCTTTCTTACTGCCCTTGAGGATGCAGGTGTAGACAATTGGGAAGGCTACGACAATGCCTGTGAAACCTTTGAACTGATGGGTAATGACCTCGAAACAGCCTAAATATCACGTAGATTTTGATGGAAACATCATTCTAGATGAGGATGGAGAACCCATCCCCACAACAATCTGCATTTGCCATGCCTTTGAACCCAATGAATGTGTTTGTGGGGCATGGGACGATGTAGATGATTGGTATGACGACGAAGAACCCTGGGAGAATTATGACGGAGAATGAACTTATCGACTATAACGATGTTCTTGTGGATTTTATTTCTTTGGTTAATCATTATGGCGCTTCAAGGGTTTTAATGGACTTACAAGCATCTTTTCCAGAAATGTTTGATGAGATTAAGACTCAGATTGTTCGTTTCCCTAAACAGCCTGTAGCGGCTTTACTGAGGAAGTAATGTTAATCCAATGTGACGCAAGCCAACTAGAGTGGCGCACACTACTGGAACTTGCTAAAGACGAGGTAGGAATCAACGAGATCCTTGGAGGAGAGGACACACATGCAAAAAATCAAGATGCTTTTGGACTTCCTTCGAGACTCATTGCAAAGATTTTCTTGTTCAGAACTATTTATCGTGGCTCTGGATGGTCTTTCGCCAATGACCCCGACTTTATGCACGTTTCCACTTCTCCTGAATTTTGGGACGACATGAATGAAAAATTCTACAAAAAGTACAGTGGTATTAACTCTGTCCATCAAAGATGGAAAGATACCGTTATGGGAGGTAACCCAATTGTCGGACCCTTCGGACGTAGTTGGTCTTGTCCCCCCAAGCGAAACCATAGAGGAGAACTTAAAGTTCCTTGGACAACTCTTACAAACTACCCCGTTCAGGGCACTGGTGCTGATTTGATGATGTTGGCCCGTATCATGGCCAAGAAACGGATTGCTGATGCTGGTATCCCTTGCGATTTTATCTCTACTGTCCACGATAGTATCGTTTTGGATTGTAGAAACGAGCATCTCACTGCTCTTCGAGACATATTCGATGGTGTTTTTGCGGACTTACCTTCGCGTATTCGTAACATTTTTGGTTACGAGTGGTCCGTTCCTATGGCTTGCGAATCAAAGTTTGGGCCTGACATGAAAAATATGCAAAAGTTTACTTGACATTGCTGTATATGTCTGGTATAATATTAAGTATACAGTGTTATTTTTAAGGAAAATATGAACATTACACTTCTCTCTGTTGACATTAAAACACAACCTACCAAGAATGGTAAGTCTTATCAAGTAGCAGATGTTGCTTACAAGAACAATACCTTCCAAGGTAAGGTTGAAGGTAAGAAAGTCATGTCGTTTGGTGCTACAGCAGATGCATTCAAGACATTGGCTGTTGCCTCTCCTGGTGAGAGTTACACCATTGAGGTTGTTAAGAATGCAGCAGGTTACAATGATTGGGTTTCTATGGTTAAAGGTGAGGCTTCCTCTGCGCCAGCAGCTTCTGCTGCTTCTAAAGCTCCTGTGGCAGCTCCTAAGAGCAACTACGAGACCTCAGAAGAACGCGCACAGCGTCAGGTTTACATTATTCGTCAAAGTAGCCTTGCTTCTGCTATCAGCACTCTTTCTACTGGCGGTAAAAACCCACCAAATCCAGATGCTGTCATTGCTCTAGCAAGTAAATATGTTGGCTTTGTTTTGAATGGCGATGGTCCAGCAATCACCACCACAACAGACAATCTGACCATTGAAGACATGCCTAACGAATTCCCCGTGGCTGCCTAAAACATGAAGATTCCTAAAACCTTCCAATTGGCGGGTGCGGAATGGAAAGTTGTACAGATCGAGGACTACAATGTCCTCGGTCTTTGTAACAGGGATATTCGTACAATCTTTCTAAAACAAAACACTCCTAAAGAACTGAAAGAACAAACGTTCTGTCATGAACTTGTCCATGCCATTAAGTATATGATGGGAGAGGATGACCACGATGAGAAACAGACAGACATCTTTGCTACCTTTCTCCACCATTACTTAAACTCAGCGAGGTATTCTTAATGCCCCTTAAAAAATCTAAAAGTGATAAAGCTTTTAAAGAGAATGTACGAAAAGAAGTTGCTGCAGGTAAGCCTGTTAAGCAAGCAGTTGCAATTGCTTACGATGTTAAGCGTCGTGCGGGTGGTAACACTAAGCCAGCAACTGTACGCAAAGCTTCAGGACGTGGCCGATGACCGTTGCGCTAATCGACGGTGACATTGTTGCCTATCGTTGTGCAGCGGCTTCCGAGGGCGATCCATTAGAGGTCGCCCTTTTACGTTCTGATGACCTAATTAATCGTATTGTTCATGAAACTGAATCTGAAAGCTATCTTACTTATCTTACTGGTAGCAATAACTTTCGTTACAAGTACAATCCTGATTACAAAGCAAATCGAACAGACAAGCCGAGACCAAAATGGCTGCAAGACATTCGAGAGCATCTCGTTGTTAATCATAAAGCCACAGTAGAAGATGAGCAGGAAGCAGATGATGCCTTGGGCATTTATCAAACGGCAAACAAAGATACAATAATTTGTTCTATTGATAAAGACCTGCTGATGATTCCTGGTGAACATTATGATTTTGTAAAAGGAATTCGACGTGACGTTTATAACATCCCTGCTCTTAGGCACTTCTATTATCAGCTTATCATGGGCGATCGTACTGACAATATATTTGGTTTTGACGGGAAAGCTCGACAGTCAGTACCTAAAAAGCTCGAACACATTATTGGGGAGCTGGAGGCTTACGACGATGAGCTTGACATGTTTCAGTTTGTCAGAGATCTTTACAATGATGATGCACGTCTTCTAATGAACGGCATCTGTCTCTGGATTCGCAGGAATGAAGATGAAATCTGGAAATTCCCAGCGTAACGGAGGCAAATGGACAGAAGCTAGATATCGTAGCTTTGTAACGTCCACTCTGCGGGCAGGGAGTCGCAAATGGCCTCCTAAGTATGAAACACTTAATGCTGCCAAAACAGAGAAGAAAATTAATACAAAAACTGGCCGTCTTGCACAGCATTATCTGTGCTCTGGATGTGACGAAGAGTTCACCCAGAAAGACGTACAAGTAGATCACATAAAACCTGTCATTGACCCCAAGAAAGGATTTATATCTTGGGACGTCTATATCGACAGAATGTTTTGTGAGAGTAAGAATCTACAAGTGCTGTGCAAAGAATGCCACGCAACAAAAACTAAAAAAGAAAAAGAGGTAGCTAAAAAACATGCTAGTAAACAAAAGTCTTGAAACAGAAAAAGGTACTGTTAAATTTGAAGGTGAATTGGAACAACACGAGCTCGACTTTGTGTTGAAGATTGGTTTAAACACTCTTCTACAACTTGGTGCCATTCCTTTCACGACTAAACACGAAGATTCCGAAATCGCAGTACCAGATAAAGCTCCTGTACAATGAGTAGCTGGTTATTGGCAATAACTGGACTTATTTATCTAGGTGTTGCAGTAGATTATTTCATTAATAAAAACCTGGGTATGGCTCTAGCTTTTGTAGCCTATGCCCTGGCTAATGTAGGATTTATTTTAGCAAATGTCCAAGCATCTGGTAATCCCTGACATTCAAGCGAAGCCTGGGGTTGATTTTAGCTATCTTACAAAGATTGGTAAATACATTGTAGAGAAGAAACCCGACACCCTTGTGTGTCTGGGTGACTTTGCTGACATGCCTAGCTTGTCTAGCTACGACGTAGGAAAGAAAAACTTTGAAGGCAAACGATACATTAAAGATATTGAAGCTAGCCATGCAGCTATGCGAGCTCTGCTTCAGCCTCTTACTGAGTTCAATATCCGCGCTAAGAAAAATAAGGAGAAGCAATACCGCCCACGGATGGTATTGACCCTTGGTAACCATGAAAATCGTATCAACAGGGCAGTAGATAATGATGCAAAGCTTGAAGGTGTTTTGTCAGTCGATGATCTGGCTTACGAATCTTATGGTTGGGACGTTGTTCCATTTCTTGATGTCATTGTTATCGACGGTGTGGCTTATAGCCATTATTTTACTACTGGGCTCATGGGTCGTCCTGTCACTACCGCTAGTGCTTGCTTGGCGAAAAAGCACATGTCTTGTGTACAAGGCCATCAACAAGGTTTACAAATAGCTACAGGCTATAAAGCAGACGGTGGTTTGATTACCTCCATCATTGCTGGTAGCTGTTATGAACATGATGAGGATTATATGTCCAGCCAAGGTAACAAACATTGGCGTGGTTTCTTGATGCTCCATGATGTTCAAGACGGTGAGTTTGACCTCATGCCTGTGTCCCTTAAATACATTCATAAAAAATATGCTAACCAAGAAAACTGATGTAGACCCTTACGCAGAACACGACTTTCCTCAACCAGATCCTGTAGAACGTCCTTCGCATTATATGCTCCTGCCTGGAGTGGAAGTGCGAGATGTCATCAAGGCTCTTGTGGGTAAGTTTGGTCAACAAGCAAATCCGATGGCTGTAGCAGACTATGTGCAGATGATGCAGTATGGCATGCGTTTCATGCAGAAGAATGGCTTGGAAGACCTAAAGAAAATGCGTTGGTATCTAGAGAAAATTATTGAGCAATATGAGCAAAGTCAAAGTGATATGGTCCACACCGGACGCGGAGAACCTAGTGTCGTACATGGCAAGGGTAAGCAATCCGGAGAATCAAGAGAATCCCGACTCCGCAAAGCTTATCAGGTACTTGATAAAGCATAAGCACTGGAGTCCCTTTGAGATGGTTAATGTCTGTATGGAAATTGAAACCACACGAGACATTGCCCGTCAAATCTTGAGACACCGTAGCTTCTCTTTTCAAGAGTTTAGCCAACGCTATGCTGTTGCAACAATGTTTGAGGTACGGGAGACCCGTCTTCAAGATCATAAAAATCGACAGAGTAGTTTGTTGAATGAGGATCGTGAGCTTGCTAACTCGTGGGAACGAGCACAACAAGATCTTATCGACCATTCTACTAAGGTGTATCGTTGGGCATTAGAGAACGGTATTGCTAAAGAGGTTGCAAGAGCAGTCTTGCCTGAAGGTAACACGAGTAGTCGTATGTATATGAATGGTACGTTACGTAGTTGGTTGCATTACATCCAGCTTCGTACTGATCCTTCTACACAGAAAGAACACCGCGAAGTAGCGGAACAATGTAAAGTAGCAATTGAACAACTTTTTCCATCAATCAAGGAAGCACTGAATGAACTTCAATGAATATCAAGAACAAATTAAAAAATTCGCTGTGTACCCTGGCGCTGGCTCTGGTAATTTGGGTGCGCTCTCTTATACAGCTCTTGGCTTGGCAGAAGAAGCAGGCGAGTATGCGGGGAAGGTGAGTAAGCTCATTCGAGACAATGTGTTTGAGACACAACTTGCTGTCAAAGAACTAGGAGACGTACTGTGGCAATTGACACGAGCAGCAACCGAGTTGAACATCGACTTGGCTACTGTAGCACAGCAGAACATTGATAAATTGGAAAAGCGTGTTAAAGATGGAACACTGCAGGGCACTGGTGATGAACGTTGATGAACTAAAAGATCTCATTATCTACAATCTAGATGTTGTCAATTTCCTTGACATCATTGGGATTGGTATTGAGGATTTAGTAGAGATTTTTGAAGATGAAATCAAAGAAAACTTTGATGCCCTTACTTGCGCTGTTGAATGAAAAAACGATCACATATTCCTGTAGACCCGTATGAGAAACAAAACTTTAAGAAGAAGTTCTTAGAAAGGAAGCTTCAGGATGAAGATGCGAAACAGCAAATCCGACAATATGCCAATGATGGGCAAGCCCCATCCTCACCGTTGCCTGATCCACGGGATGTGGAAACGAAAAGGGAACTGTGAGCTGTGCATCATGGAACAAGAATCAATTCGTAAGCAATATGAACAAACGGGTGGTGTGAAAAAGCCACCCATCGTTATCAGGAAGATATGACAGAAAAATCTCGTTTTCGTAATAGTTTTGGTGAGAACATTTTCCGCTTTAAATATGCACAAGGCCCAGGCGATACTTGGGACAAGCTTGCAGAACGCTTGGTGGAAGATGTGTGTGGTACTCGATGGGGTTCTACACAAGCTCTCATGTCTATGGATGAGCAGAAACAGCTCGTCGAGTACATTAAAGACATGAAGTTCTTGCCAGGTGGCCGTTATCTGTATTACGCAGGTCGCCCTTATAAAGCGTATAACAATTGCTATTTGCTCCGAGCAGAGGAAGATACCCGTGAGGAATGGAGTAATGTAACATGGCGAGCAATGTCTTGCTTGATGACTGGAGGTGGAATTGGAATTGACTACTCACGACTTCGTCCTGCTGGAAAGGCTCTTAGCCGAACAGGTGGGACTGCAAGTGGACCTATTCCGCTTATGCATGCGATCAACGAAATCGGGCGAAACGTTATGCAAGGAGGCAGCCGACGCTCTGCTATCTATGCAAGCTTGCATTGGTCACACGACGACGTTGATAAATTCCTGCATGCAAAAGACTGGTCAGACGAAGTAAAGGCTCTCAAAGAGAAAGACTTTAACTTCCCCGCTTCTCTGGACATGACTAACATTTCAGTGAACTATGATGAAACAGCATTTGTACAATCACAAGACAATCCAGGAGTATTTAGCTTGGCTAATAACCCTGTATTCATTGAAAATTGTAAACAAGCGCTGAAGACAGGAGAACCTGGCTTTAGCTTTAACTTTGGAAAGAAAAAGAATGAAACCCTACGTAATGCCTGTA